CCGTTGATCCTTATGCAGGAGCAGTTGACTTTCATGTAGATAACATGACATCTGCACCTGATCCTAGAATTGATCATATACTAGAACATCTACACAATCTTGAAGCTAAGATTGATCAGATCATTTGTGATTGTAACCATCACAAAGAGCCTCCTGTTTATGAAGGACATGTGGTACTACATGCTACACAGCAAAATTGAAAAGTCAATTACATAAACTCCCGAAAAATTTTCGGGGGTTTTTTTGTGTCAAAAAGTCGCACTAAGATCCAGTAGATTTTAATCTCTTACTAATAAAATCTGATGACCTTCCATACAATGTATTTGTTTTAAATTCGTTGACGAATTTAGCTTTCAATGGTTTCTTTAATAGATATATTTCTCTCTTCTTTTCGTTCTCTCTTATCTCATGATCCCAATTACTAATTGCTTCTGATACTGTGTTACCAGGAACAGTTATTGATTCAGTACCATTCCAGTATGTAAATGTAGAATCGTAGAAGTTTTTGTCTACTGTCAGTCCACCTTCTAATGCTATTATATCAAGACCATCAAGAGTATCACCTGATTTAACTTCTTTTGTTTCATAGTGGTGTATACCATAAGCTTCATCTACACCGTACCTATCTTCTACTACTTTTTTTAGAGTCCAGTTATCTAATGGGAATGAGAACTGTGGATTGATATAGTTATTGGTTAGGATAATAATCCAATCATATGATGGATCTCCATAGTAATCTGCTGCAATAGTTTCAATTTTAACACCTTCATTGACAGCATATTTTTTATAGTAGGTAGCATATCCAAACACATCTTTGTTTATCTGATACCTACGAAAGAAATTCTTTGCAATAGTATAATCAGATTCTGAGAATGGATAACTGATAGGTTTAGTATCGTATTGTATGTCTGGTAGTGTGGTAAAGTACATTAGTATCCTTTGGCAACCTCTCCTTTGAATATAAGTTTGCTTTCTATAAAGTTTAATGATAATTCTGTCGCAACAGGAGATCCATCACTGTATGTAGAATACATTCCATCGGGAGTATAACTAACACGTACTTTACTTATTGCACATGGTTTAAACTGAGCAACATGATAGTGTGTTTCGTTTCCATTCATAAAAGTGAACTTACATAACCAAGGAACATGGACAAAGTTTTCTCCTGATAATACGTAAGTGTCTGATTTATCAGGGTCGTTATAACCATTACGTAGACCCCTGCCACCTTCACCTTCTGCTCTACCCCAATCTGGCATGGGATTATCCTTATCTCCGTATGATGGTAGTGATGCATCTCTAAATGCATTGACTATTGATTTGACTATTCTTGCTTCTTTTATATTCTTTGGTACTAACTTCCATGTCATTCCAATTTCTCTTAACTCTGGTGAATCATATAAAAGTTCTGTGTTAGGATTCATAACGATTCCTCTTGTAGAACCAGATATATCATTGAATTCTAAGTTACCACCAACTCCAGGAAGGTTGTTCAATCCAGATTTAGTTAGTGCAGTCTGGAAAGATTTCCAGTTACCACTAGCATTTTTTATTTTCTTGTTAGCGAAGTTCATGTTTGCTCCAGCTAAAGATGCTATTGCTGCTCTTCCTACTCCACTGAACTGTTTACCTTGCCATGTTTGTGCAAATTCATTACCTAAGTCCTGTGGCATAGGTAATATAATTGATGGTCCTTTGATTTCTAAGTCTGTTGAGTCTTGGTATAAATCATAGGTACTAGGTGCATACTGTTGTTCTTGAGTATACTTCATCTTTTTCTTTGTACCACCTGTACCATCTTGGAATTTACTATTTCCACCCATAACATCCTTTGCGTATTGTTTACCGAAAGGTGGATTGTATTTACCAAATTGAAAGAAAACATAATCAGTATCCTCACCAAGGTATGTGTCGTTAGGATACCTTAGTGTGTTAGTATCAGGTCTTGCACCATCAAGAGTGTTTGGATCATCAATATAGGCAGCTTTGACTTCTTTCTTTCGCCCATATGGATCTTTAAATGGGTCTAGTCCTAAATTATCCATATTATTTTTCTACCATAGTTTTATCCTGTGCTTTACCATAACCACGGATGATTCTTTTTTGTTTGATCTTATTATAAAAATCTTCATTGATTTCATCCCAAACAACTTCTTTTGGATAGGATTGTAATCCACGTTGGGTCTTGGTTGTGTGGACAAAGTTTTCTATTGGTAATAGAATAGCAGTAGCCCATTCAACGGCAGCTAGATCAAGAAAGTAACCGTCAACATAACTAGTTAAGTATTTATGGAAGCATTTCCGTGGTGCATCAATTCTTCCTTCAAATAACCTCTTTACAACCCATGCTCTTCTCTTTGGTGTCAAGTAATGTAGGTTCAATCCCCAGAACTCATGCCTAGTTGCTTTAATTACATAAACAAGCGGAAATGTATCATAGTATGGTAGTTTCTTAGCAGTTTTTGCTTTGTATTCAAAGAGATACATGTGTCCTGAGACAGCCCATCTTCTTATTTGATTCTCATCTTCTTGTTCTTCTGCACCCATCCGATCTTGTATTTCATCTCTTATTAATCTTTCTGGGTTATCATTAATTTTTAATGCATATTTTCTAACTGCATTTCTATACCACAGGTAATTTTTTGTTTCTCCACCTGCTTCTGCTTTTACTTTTTCAAATATAGTTTCATAACCTGCATCATCCTTAAGCTCTGGGGCTTGGATGTCTTTAAATCCTGCTGCCATTGTTTCATACCGCTAAGTGATCCTCTGTGAGTATTAAAAATTTCATATGCCTATCGTCACAGTAGTTTTCCGCAGCATTCCACTTTGCAGAATTCTTAGCGAATGTTAAAACAGCGTTCTTATAGGCTTTGGTTCTTTTATCCTTACCATATGGGGGTTTAGTTTGTTTTTTGGGTTTGATTTCTACTATGTACTTATCAAATGATCCATTTTTGTTAAGAACTTTTATGTAAAAATCAGGATAGTACCTATGGAAACGCTTGTCTATAGGTGAACGGTAAGGTATTATTACAGTTTCACTTCCCCACTCAATTATTGATGGAGTGTGGTCACAATAGACCATAAATTTACGTTCCCAGAGTGATCTATAAATCACTTTAGTTGGATTCCCACGGTATTTCTTGGGATTTACTGGTTTGTAAAGTCCTTTATATGCCATATATAATATAGAATCCAACATTTATATTTAGAGTGGCAACAGTTACAAAGCTTAATGACTTTATGGAGAAGATCAGTACTAGGGGAGGAATGTCCCTTACTACTGGTTTTGATGTTCAATTTGATTTTAAAACACCAGATAGACCATTTGCTAAAACTTTTTATTCATCATTTAATAAAGATGTTGTTGAGATGTTTTGTGATGAAGCACAACTACCTAATGTTCAATCTGCTGTAGGACAAGTAAATGGTAGATATTTGGGTGAGGGTAGTGTTTCTTATCCACACACTAGGATATTTACTGATGTTGGACTAGGATTCTTACTTGATGCTAATGTAACAGCATTAAAATTTTTCACTGCTTGGTATGATTTCATTTATAGTGAAAAAATGGGAGGATATGATGGAACAATGGAAACGGCTAGAGGAGCATTAAGACCAGAACCTGAGACTCGTGCTAATAGAATGCAGTTCATGGATGATTATACTTGTACATGTAGGATCATAAAATCAGAGACTGGACGTAATAAATCTAATGAAAGAGCTCCTATAACTTATCTTTTAGAGAATTTTTATCCATATTCTATTGATGCTGTTCCTTTATCTTATGGAACATCTCAGATAGCAAGGGTTAATGTCAGTTTTTATTATTCAAGGCATACTGTTAGATATGGTAATGTTAACGGTGGATATGATCCAATGGAAGGTGCTAAGGGTCAAGGATGGGATCCAGTAGCAGGTATTAATAGAGAAAGATGGACTCCACCAGCAGTAGTAAAACAACAATTGGAAGATTATGATCATGATAAATTCATGCAAGAAGGTGGACATCTAAAGCCTGGAGAAATACCCTATTATAATAGAATAAGATACTATCCTGTAATATAGTGTGTCAAAATTCACTTTTTGATTCCATAAAACCCGAAAAATTTACTCGGCATATTTTTGCCTGAAAAAGTCGCTATATATAAATATACGACTTGAAGTTATTTTTATGGCATTACCAAAGGTAGGTTATCCCACATTTGAGCTTGAATTACCATCCACAGGGAAAACCGTCAAATATCGTCCATTTCTTGTAAAAGAGGAAAAGGTACTTTTATTGGCACTTGAGACACAGGATGAAAAAGAGGTTCTTAACGCAGTTAAGGATTTAATCAAAAATTGCGTTATTTCACGAATTAAGGTAGATACGCTTCCAAGCTTTGATTTGGAATATCTCTTTTTAAAGATTAGAGCAGCATCTATTGGAGAATTGATTACTTTGACAGTAACCTGTCAGGATGATAATGAGACAAAAGTAGAAGCATTTATTAATATTGATGATGTTGAGGTTTTAAAACCTGAAGGTCATGATACTAAGATTCATCTTAGTGATGATATGGGTATTATTATGAGATATCCTAGTATGCAGCAATTTGTAGATAGGGAGTTCTTACAGAAAGAAATGAAGACTGAAGAGGTATATGATTTTATTGCAGATTCAATAGAACAGATATTTACTGATGATGAGGTTTTTGATAAAACAACGACTTCTAAGAAAGAATTCCGCACATTTGTTGATGGTTTGACTACTAAGCAGTTTGAGTCAATACAGCAGTTTTATGTTACATGTCCTAAGTTGACTCATACTTTTAAAGTGACAAACCCTAACACTGGCAAGGAATCTGAGTACACAATTGAGGGATTACAGAGTTTTTTCGCATAGCCCTCTTTCAAAATAGTTTGGAAGGGTACTTTAGACTCAATTTTGCTTTGATGCAGTACCATAAATATAGTTTGACTGAAATTGAGAATATGATGCCTTGGGAGAGAGAAGTTTATACCACTTTCTTAATGCAATACCTTGAAGAAGTCAAACAAAAACAAGAAGCAGCAAAACGTAAATAGTGGCAACATCAACTAAGACATACTCAGGAGATTTATCAACTGCAATAGTTGGTAAAATTTCTGATGTCATTGATGATCAGAGAAAAAGGAGTGAGATTGAAAAAACAAAAGCATCTCCAGAAGTTAAGACAGCTGCAACAAAATTAGTAACTTCTAGAAGCACTGAAGAGAAAGTACAGAAAGATACTAATTTAAAAGAATATATTTCTAAGGTTTTTGGTACTGAACTTGATGCTAATATAATACAGACAGAAGGTAATGTTAAAGCTTTAACAGATCAGGTAGTATCTATTAATCAAGGTCTTCTTAATACTCAGAAATTGGTTATAAACCAAAATGAGTTGATGGAAAATAAATTTGATCAGATGTTGGGTATAATTCAACAAAGATCTTTAACTACTGAACAAGCAGAAAAAGGTTTAATAGCAAAATCTGGATCAGGGTTTATTGATCAGATTGGGAAAGAGTCTTTTGGTAGTGCTAAAACTGCTAGAGGTGGTCTTGCTGACATGATAAAAAAAGCTAGAAATCTTGCACGTCTCATAAGATTTCTTCCTTTTAAGGGTAAGCTTGCTGGTACACTTGGCTCAACTGCTCTTACAAGAGGAGTTAGACAGGTTGGTAAGAAATTTGCTTCTGGCACTGGAAGTAAGATTGCTGTTGATAGAATGACTTCTGCTGCTGGTAAAGAAGCTGTAAGAAGAAAAATTTCTAAACAATTTGTTAAAGGTAGTGCTGGACAAATTTTAGGAAAAGGAACATTTAAACGTGCGATGCCTAAAGTAGGTGGTAATTTGATTCAAAGAGTTTTTTCTTCTCCTGCTATTAGAAAACAATTACTAGAAAAGTTGGGAGAAAAGGGGTTGGGTAAGATTTCAGCGAAGATTGCAGGTAAATCTGTTCCAGTTGCTCAGACAGCATATGGTATAGTTGAAGGATTAGCACGTTTTCTAATGGGTGATCCTAAAGGTTTTGCTTTGTCTATGGGTGGTGCGATACCTGTTGCTGGATATGGTTTTACCGTTCTTGATATTTTTCGTGATATTGATAGAGATGCTTATAATCAGCATATTGAACCGAATCTTCCATTACCATCTGATAGAAATATAACAGATTTTATTCAAAATGCATTGGGAGTTAGTCCCGATCAGTATGAAACTGGTACTAGATTACAACCATCATTTATGAATAATTTCTTTGAAAGAAGTATTGTTTCTTCTGCTGCACTTATTGCATCTGCTGCTGGTGTTGCACCAGAAGTAAA